GCAGAGAACACGTTTTCGCAGGTTGAACCCCCAGCGGGGTTGCCTGCTTCACAATTTGAAAGAAGTGCTCAATGTCTGGTCCTGCGCGTAAGCCGAACGAGCTGAAGCGAAAGACTGGCAACCCGGGCAAGCGTCCACTGCCTGCGCTCGCAAGCGTCATCTCGTTGACGCAAGTCGAAGACGCACCTCTGCATCTGGACGAGCGCACGCGCGAGCTGTGGAATGATCTTCGCGCTCGAGCATCATGGATCGCTGACAGTGATCGTCCTGCGCTTCTGCTTCTGTGCGAGAAGTATGCGCGACGCTCTGAGCTGATCGCGAAGCTCGAGAGCTCTGATCATGTTCTCTACACGGACAAAGGTTACGCCTACGCGAATCCGCTTGTCGGCATGCTTTCGACGATCGAGAACGAGATCTTCAAGATCTTGTCGTCTCTGGGCTTGACTCCTTCTGATCGTTCGAAGCTTGGTGTCGCAGAAGTGAAGCGTGCATCTGCGCTCGACGAGCTGATCGCTCGACGTTCGCAAAGGTAGATCATGACTCAGGGGAAACGTAAGACAGACACGACATGGCCGCCTCGATGGTTGACGAAAGTTCCAGTCGCTGATCTGAAGAGAAGTCGCGGACTCGAAGTCGTCGACTTCGCTGAAACTTTGTGCAAGATCACGAAAGATTCAGTCGCAGGTTCTGCTGGCGAAGCGATGATCTTCAGGCCGTGGCAAGCGAAACTCACTGAGCATCTTCTCGCTGTTCGCGCAGACAACAAACTTCGACACAAGGTCGCTCTCATAGGTCTACCTAGAAAGAACGGAAAGTCCGCGTGGCTTTCTGCTCTTGCACTCGAGCATCTTCTGCTCGGTCCTTCTGGTGGCGAAGTGTATTCGTGCGCAGCTGACAGAGATCAAGCTCGCATCGTGTTCGGCACTGCCAAGCGCATGATCGAGATGCAACCTGAACTCAATGAAGTGCTCGATGTGTATCGTGATGCGATCTACAATCCGAAGACGGGTTCGACGTATCGCGCGCTCTCTGCTGAAGCGTTCACGAAAGAAGGTCTCTCGCCGACTTTCGTGGCGTTCGATGAGCTTCATGCTCAACCGAATCGTGAGCTGTTCGACGTGATGCAACTCGCGCAGGGCGCGCGGACTGAACCTCTTCTCGTGGCGATCACGACAGCAGGCGTCAAAGTTGACTCGACTGGCAGAGACTCGCTCTGCTATTCGCTTTATCAGTATGGTCAGCGCGTCGCTCTCGGCGAAGTTGACGATCCTTCATTCTTCTTCGCTTGGTGGGAAGCGCACGACCAGAAGCTTGATCATCGCGAAGAGCAAGCATGGCGTGAAGCGAATCCCGGTTTCAACGACATCGTCGCCAGTGATGACTTCGCGTCAGTGATCAACAGAACACCCGAGTCAGAGTTTCGCACGAAGCGTCTGAACCAGTGGGTCTCAACTTCTGACACTTGGCTACCTGCAGGAACTTTCGAAGCTTGTGCAAAGCCGAGAGAGATCGAGTCTGGCGCGAGTGTCGTGCTCGCTTTCGATGGCTCATTCAACGGCGACGCGACAGCGATCGTCGGCGTGACTGTTGAAGAGAATCCGCACGTCTTTGTTGTCGATCTCTGGGAGAAGCCAGAGGGCGAAGCAGCTGACTGGCAAGTTCCTGTTCTCGACGTCGAGCAGAGTCTTCGTGACGCGTGCGCGAAGTTTCAAGTCGAAGAGATCGCGTGCGATCCGTATCGCTGGGCGCGCACGTTCCAAGTGCTCGAAGATGAAGGCTTGCCGGTTGTGTTGTTTCCGCAGACTGCTTCGCGCATGACGCCAGCGACGACGCGCTTCTATGAAGCGATTATGAACAAGACGCTGACGCACGACAACGATGCGCGACTCGCACGTCACGTCAGCAACGCGACGATGAAAGTCGATCAGCGCGGTGCACGTCTCGCGAAAGAGACTCGACACTCGACGCGTCGCATCGACTTGGCAGTCGCTTCAGTCATGGGACTCGAGCGAGCTTCATGGCATCACACTCAAGGCGCGAGCCTTCCTGACATCTTCGACCCCTGGTCTATTGAGGAGTAACTATGCGCGACAAGATCACGACAGCTCTCGAAGTTGTCGGCTCTCTGTGCTTTGCGTCTGGCGTAGGTCTTCGTTTCGGCTTTGACTATTCTCTGATGATCATCGGCGTCGAGATGATCTTCTTCGGATACTTGGCGGCGTAATTCATGAGTCTTCTTCGACGCGCTCAGTCGGGCGAGTATCCGCAGTTCAACAACTACGTCAGTCCGCTCTCTCAGATGTATGGCTCGACAACAATGACGTCAGGTGCTGGCGAACGTGTTGACGAATGGACTGCGCTCGGGATCTCGAGTGTGCTCGCATCTGTGTCTCTTCTCGCTGACAGTGTCGCGAGCTTGCCTTTGCGCGCGTACAAGATCGAGAACGGGACTCGAAAGACGATCGCGCTTCCCAGCGTTCTTGCTGATCCAGATCCTGAGTCAAACACTTATGAGCTGATCCACATGATCGTCAGCTGCATGGCTCTTCACGGTAATTCGTACTTGCATGTCGATCGTGACACTCGCGGGAACATCATCGGCATCGTTCCCTTGCACCCGTATCAGATGCAAGTCTTGCCCAGCGGTGATCAAACTTCTCGACGTTATCTTCATCTCGGCAACGAGATGGCGCGTGACGAGATTGTTCACTTGCGCTGGTTCACGCCGCCGCAGTCACTTGTTGGCGTGTCACCTCTTATTCAGTCGCGCAACCTTGTTGGGCTATCGCTCGCGATGGATCGTCATCTCGCCCAGTTCTACGCGGAGGGCGCGACTCCATCTTCTGTAATCGAGACGCCTGACAAGTTGAACAAAGATCAAGCTCTTCTGATCCAACAAACATGGGAAGCAACGCACAGACGTCATCGCAAGCCTGCAGTGCTATCGAACGGCATGAAGTGGCGAGCGATTCAGTCGAGCGCAGCTGATCAACAGATGGTCGAGATGCGCGAGCAGTTGCTTCGCGACATCGCGCGCATCTATCGCATACCGTCTCATCTGATCGGCGCGATGGGTGATAACCAAACATACGCGAACGTCGAGCAACAGTCGCTCAACTTCTTGACGCACACTGTCACGCCGTGGCTCGTTCGCGTAGAGCAAGGTTTATCGAAGGTGCTGCCTGATGGCGTCGATGTCGTGTTCGATTATTCGCAGCTCTTGCGCTCTGACTCGTTGACTCGCGCGAAAGTGAATCAACTCAACATCGCGATGGGCGCACGCACAGCGAACGAAGTTCGACTACTGGACGGCTTCGAGCGTTACGAAGGTGGCGACGAGTTCCATCAAGCACTTGTCGGAAACGTCGTAGCCGGTGGCGATCTCGCTGCTCTTGGAATTGACGCCAGCGATGATGCGCCGATGATGGGCGTGCTCGAGTAATGGCAGAGACGTATCGTCCACCTCAGACTGTGCGCGATAACGCGAAGCGCGCACTCGAATGGATCAACGACGGACTCGCAGGCGACAGCTTCACAGATGTTGGTCGTGCTCGCGCTTCGCAACTAGCTCGAGGCGATGCGCTGTCGAAGAAGACTGTCCTGCGCATGTATTCATTCTTCTCTCGACATGAAGTCGACAAGAAGAGCAAAGGCTTCTCAAGCAACGACGAAGACTTTCCGAGTCATGGTCGTGTCGCTTGGGACGCATGGGGCGGCGACGAAGGTTTCACTTGGTCGGCGAAGATTCGTGACTCACTGAAAGCGCGTGGCGCACTATTGAAAGGCAACACTATGCAAGAACGTGACATGCTCGCGCCAGTCGTTGACGACGTGTCAGCAGACTCGAAGATCTACGGCGTCGACGTTGACTCATTCTCTGACTCGATCATGGCAGTCGACGCTTCAATGGACGCAGCTCAAACTCTTCTCGAGCAGTACGAAGACAAAGACGAGATCGTCTCTCAGGCTTACTATCTGATCTGCGCCGCTGATGCCGCACTGTCGAAAGTCATTGAAGCTCTCGGACTTGTCGACGCTGACGACGAGATGAACATGCAAGAAGAGACTGACGCTGTCAGCACTGCGAAGATCGTCGAGCAGATGTCTTCGTACGTTGAGCTCGAAGCGCGCAAGTATGCGATCGAGTCAGCTGAGCGCATCACGATGAACTCTGAAGTGCGATCAGTCACCACAGAAGACGGCTCTCTTCGAATCGCTGGCTATGCGGCGACGTTCAACTCTGAAGCATCAGGCTTGAGCACTCGCGAAGTGATCGCGCCGGGCGCATTCTCTCGATCTCTTGCATCTGACGAACCTGTCTTTCTGCTTGTCAATCACGACACAGATCAGCTGCCTCTTGCTTCGACACAGTCGGGCACTCTTCGCTTGAGCGAAGATGAGCACGGCTTGCGCATGGAAGCGGATCTCGATCCAAACAATGCGCGAGCAGTCGAGCTCGCATCTGCACTCGAGCGCGGTGACGTCGACAAGATGTCATTCGCGTTCTCTGTCGCCCCCGGTGGCGATACTCGTGCAGAAGGTTTGCGCACTCTCAAAGATCTGAACTTGTTCGAAGTGTCAGTCGTGACATGGCCCGCTTATGACAGCACAAGCGTCGCGATGCGATCTGCTACTTCGAACGACATTGAGTTGCTCGAGCTACGTCGGCGCAAGATCGCGCTGAAGCTCGCACTCAATCTTTAAGACTCACTCGGCGTCACAACGACGCGCGAGTGTTTGCCCTTGGCGCATCTGCCCCGACGGCGACTCTATTCACACACACAAAAGGAGAACAAGCATGAGCATGCTTGACAACTTGCGCGAAGCGCGCAACACAGCCGCGAGCGCGGCTGAAGAGCTTCTGAGTGCGTCTGAGGTCTCTGCTGAGGCACTCGATGCAGCTGAAGCTCGTGCAGGCGAGATCAAAGATCTCGACGCAAAGATCGCAACAGCCGAAGCTCTAGAAGCTCGCACTCGTGAGCTCGCTGAGTCTCGCGCGACTGCTGGCGTTCAGACGTTCGGTTCAGCAGTCATCGGCAAAGAGCAGATGACCTACGATCGCAACTCTGACAACTCATTCGTGCGCGACATGATCAACGCGCAACTGCGTGGCGACTCTGACGCTCGTGCTCGTCTCGTGCGTCACCAGAGCGAAGTTGCTGTCGAGACTCGCGACATCAACCGAACAGACACAAGCGGCGGCGATTTCGTTCCGCCCTTGTATATCACGAATGAGTACGCCGAACTGGCCCGTGCCGCTCGAGTGGGTGCGGATCTTCTCACGAAGATGGCACTGCCCGCTGGAACGGACAGCATAAACATTCCGCGCATTACGACTGGAACCGCGGTAGGTTTCCAGTCGTCCGACAACAGCTCGACGTCGAATCAGGACATGGTGACAGCGACTGTCACTGCTCCAGTGCGTACGATCTCAGGATACGAAGGCGTGAGCATTCAGCTCGTCGAGCAGAGTCCGCTCTCAGGCGGACTTGATCGCATGGTCTTTGGCGATCTGATGGCTGACTATGCGCTGAAGTTGAACACAGCAGTCGTCGGCAACGGTGACGGAACTTCTGGCACTCTTCAGGGCTTGACGTATCTTGGCATCAACTCAGGAAACTCGATCACCTACACTGCTTCATCACCTGACGGTCCGGGCACGCAGAAAGCGATCGCGCAAGCGATCTCTGGCGTCGTCTCGAATCGCTATCGTGCACCAGAAGCGATCATCATCTCGCCGTCGACTTGGTACTGGCTCGCGTCTGCTACTGATTCACAGAACCGTCCGCTGATTGTTCCTAGTGCGAATGGTCCGTTCAACGCGAATGGCGTGAACACTAACCCGGGCGCAGCTTCTGGTCTTGTCGGTTCGATTCATGGTGTCAATGTGTACGTCGATGCGACTGTGCCAACGATCAACACGAACCAGTTGCCGATCATCGCTGGCAAGTTCTCGGACAGCTACCTGTTCGAGTCTGGCGTGAAGAGCCGTGTGCTTCCTGACGTCCAGTCTTCGACGTTGACCGTCCGCTTCCAGGTTTACGGCTATGTCGCACTAGCGCATCGCTTCCCGAAGGCTGTGTCTGTTGTTTCAGGTACAGGCGTCGCGAAGCAGACTGGCTTCTAGTCACTGCTCAAGATGTATCGCTGACGAGCAGTTATCCCCTGACTGCTCGTCAGCGTTCTTCACAACAATTCAAGAAAGGACTCTTCATGAGTTACATCGAAGCATTGAAGACAGAGCTCGAAGGTGCTGTCGACAAGAAGCACATCGCAGAGATCAAAGCTGAGCTCAAGAAGTTTGGCGAGAAGATCGTTGACGATGTTATCGAGACTGCTTCTTCTGACACTCAGCACGAAGTCGCTCGCGTCTCTAAGTCTGCTAAGTAAGAAGAGGTCTCACTATGTCGTCGAACTTTCCTAACGCGCTTGACTCGTTGACGAATCCGACGGCGACTGACTCGCTCGACTCTGCTAATGTTCCGCACGCTGATCAGCATGCGAACGCGAATGACGCGATCGAAGCGATCGAGTCGACTCTGGGCACTAATCCTCAGGGCGCGTCTGCGACTGTGAAAGCTCGTCTCGATGCACTCGACACGACTGTCGCTGACAAAGAGACACCAGCTGGCGCACAAGCGAAAGCTGACGACGCTAAGACGTCAGCGATCTCGACTGCTTCTGCTGACGCAACGACGAAAGCGAACGCCGCTCAAGCAGCTGCTCAAACTTTCGCGACGAACGCTGACACGACTGTCGCGTCGAACGCTTCGAGCGCACTGTCGACGCACGCTTCAGCGAGCACGAACGTGCATGGCATCGCTGACACGTCTGCTCTCGTTGTCAACACTGACACGCGTCTGACTGATACGCGCACCCCCACGAACGGCACTGTCACAGATGCGAAGATCGACCCGTCTGGTCTCGCGCAGTCTTCGATCAACGGTGTCGCGATCGCAGCTTGGGCACCTTCGACTTCTTATGCGAAAGGTGCGCTCGTCTCGTATCAGGGCGTCGCGTATCGACGCATCTCTGCTGGAACTTCTGACACGACTTTCATGACTTCAATGTGGCAACAAGTTACGCCGACACCTTCAACTTCTGGCGCATCGAACTCTCTCGTCGCGACTGACTCGAGTGGCAACATCACAGCGACAACAGTCAACGCAAGCGTGCTCACAAACGGCGGCGGCACTGTCACAGCTGGCGCATACGTTCAAGTCGGTACTGGTTCAGTCAATGGAAAGATCCAGCAACCTGCATCGGGCACGCCGACTCTGATCTTGCCTAGTGTTTCTGGGACTCTCGCTCTCGCTGACGGATCCAATCTTGCGAACAACGCAATCACGACAGCGAAGATCGCTGACAGTCAGATCACATCTGCAAAGATCGTCGACGCGACAATCATCGACGCAGACATAAACGGCGCCGCCGCTATTGTTGCGACGAAGATCTCTGGCACTGCGAAGACTGCACTGAACCCTTCTTCTGATCAGCTCGCCCAAGAGTTTATGACTTCGACAGGAATGGACATTCAGTCTCGACTCTTAACTGCGAACACTCGTCAGCTTGGAAACAATGTCATGTATATCTCTTGGTTCGTTGCGACAAAGACTTTCACTTGCTCGACGATCACAGTCTCAGTCACTGTCGTCGGGGCACCATCTGCGCCGCCAGTCAATAACAAAGTGCAGGTCGGTCTCTTTCAACCTTCTGATGCTCAGGGTGCCTATTCTGCTTCTACGCCGACAAGTGCAAAGTGCTTGGCGATCGCGATCAAGAATGGCACAGCAACGATGGGCGGCTTCAACGCTGTGACGAGTGAGTCGTTCACTCTGGGAATCACAAAGACAGTCGGCTCAGCTGACTCTGGAACTGCGACGCCGATTTCGATAACAGCTGGGCAAGTTTATGGCGTCGGCTGTGTCGCATCTGCGACGACTGGATTCTCGACTGCGCCGTCTTTGGCGGCTTATGCAACTGGTGCAGCTGCGAGCGGTCTTGCACCATACACAGTCGGACAAGTCTCTCTGACTTTGCTGACTGATGTGCAGAAAGATCAGATCTTCACTGTGACAACTGGCGCGTCTGCGACTCAATGGGCGCGTCTTTCGTGACGTCTTCCATGTCTGCTCGCACAGTGTCGAGCGCGTCGATGTCTTCGAAGTCAAAGTCTTCGAGCTCGATGAGTTCTCGATCTGTGTCGACTTCGATCGTCACTCATGTTCTCTACAACGCGAGCATCTCATACAACTCGACACTGACGTACAACGCGTACGTCACTGCTGGCTCGATGTCATCAGCGTCGAAGCGTTCAGCTCAAGCAAGTTCGCGCACGATCAGCACTGCAAGCATGAAAGCGAGATAAGCGATGGCATACGATCTCGGCGACGTCGTCGCTCTTGGCATCACGATCACAGACGCTTCAGGGGCGAACGCTAACGCAACGAGCGTCTCTGCGACGATTACTCAACCCGATGGAACTTCTGTGACACCTACTGTCACGAACAGCTCTGTCGGCTTGTATGACGTCTCATTCACGCCGTCTCAGTCTGGTCGTCATCTCGTTCGCTGGCTAGCGACAGGCGCGAACGCGAGCGCATTCACTGACGAGTTCAGTGTTCGCGATCTGACTCGACTGCCTGTCGTGTCATATAGCGACGTGCTCGCGCATTTGAACATTCCTAGCGCGAGCGCGAACGAAGACGAAGTTCGACGCTTCATCGACGCAGCTGAAGATCTCGCAGAGCAATACTGTGGTCTCGTACTAGGTCGTCGCACGTTCACGTCTGAGAAGTACGACGGCGGCGTCGACAACATTCGACTCGCGAATGCGCCGATCTTGAGCGTGTCCAGTGTCTACGAGAACGGCGTCCAGCTCGCGTCTTCGCAATACAAGATCGACGTGACGAGTCAGCGTCTCTATCGCTTGAGCTCAGGTGTCATCGGTTCTTCTTCGTACGGTTACTGGGCGACAGGTGTCGACGCTGTTGTCGTCACATACACAGCAGGATTCTTGATTACGCCGCCGACTATTCAGCAGGGCGTTCTCGAGATCATTCGTCATCTCTGGCAGACACAGCGCGGCGCCGTTGGCGTCATAGGTTTGTCACAGTCTGGTGACGAGTTCTCGTCAGGTTCGACCTATTCTCTTCCACGTCGCGCACAAGAGCTGCTCGATCCTCAGAGTCTTCCGGGCATGGCGTGAGCGCGCCAGCGTTCTCGAGCGTGCTCTCGAGTGTGATCACTGCTCTGCGTGCGTCATCTTCTTTGACGAACGTGCGCATCTTCGACGGCGTCGAGATAGATCAGTCCTACCCCGGTGACGCTGTCGCTGTTGGTCATGACGGCTCGCTCGAAGCAGACGAGATTCAGGCTGGCGACTTTCGTCAAGAGTATGCACCAA